CGCGGTGAAATGGATAGCTACATGCGGAAATTGCGTGACCAGTCCAGTAAAAACCGCAAAGCAGCAGAAAACAAGGCGTTTTCCAATGCCTTTGTAACAGCGCAAAAGTCCGGCGCGTTAGAAGTTACGGTAAACGGAAAGAAATACCGCAGGGCTAACAAGCGTAGCGGTACATGGAGACCTGTTTAATGGGCGGACGCGGCGCAAGTAGCGGCATGAGCGAAAAGGGCAAGCCTTACGGGAGCGAGTTTAGGACGCTTCTAAAAGCTGGGAACGTAAAGTTTGTAAAGCAAAATGCGGCATTGAACGCAAAAGACCCATTGGAAACTATGACCAAAGGGCGCATTTACGCAACGATAAACGATGAGGGCAAAATAAATGCAATCAGCTATTACGGTGCAGATGGAAAGCGCATAAAAACAATCAATCTCTTACATAGCCATGAACAATTCAAGGGAGAGCACACGCACATCGGGTATTATCACGATGAGGGCGGCACAAGGGGCTTGACTGCGGATGAAAAGAAGCTGGTTGCATTCGTAAAAAAGGCTTGGTATAATAGGCATAGCAAGTAGTCGTATAGGGTGATTACACCGTGACTGCGGGAACTCCGGTTAGAATCCGGGCGCTTGCTATGCCGTAAGGTACAGAAATGTATCTTGCGGCATTTTTGTTTGCTGGGGGATTTATGATTAACTTTGAAAATCTTGACAAGTTCACATTCCTTGGCGTGGGCAAGTACGATATTCCGCAGATCGAGCCGGTCAAGGCATACCCACAAGGTGAGTTTGTCCCCGTGAATTACCATTACACAGCGAAAGACACGAAAAGCAAGATCGTGCATTTCTTCGTGGACGATTACCAATTCATTCGATATTGGAACACGCCGGACAAATACATTCCGAAACTGTCGCAGTTTGCGGCGGTGTGCGCGCCGGACTTTTCCACCTACACAGATATGCCGATGGCGATGCAGATATACAATCATTACCGCAAGCACTGGTTGGCGGCTTATTGGCAGCTCCACGGCATGACGGTTTATCCAACGATCTCATGGAGCGATGAGAATAGTTATGATTGGTGCTTTGACGGCGAGCCTGTCGGCGGTGTTGTGGCTGTCAGCTCAGTAGGGACACAGCAGAACAAGGAAAGCAAGCGGCTCTTTCTGCGAGGTTACGAAGAAATGATGAAACGTCTTTCGCCGGAATGGGCGATATTCTACGGAAAAGTGCCGGAGGAATGCGATTGGAATGTAATTCGCGTAAAACCGCACTATGATGAAATCGTGAAACGGAGGAAAGCAAATGAAATATCCGTTTCGGCCAGAAATCCTTGACGCGCTGCCGGAAGAACTAACAGAACTGTTCCGGGCGCTTGAAATAACGCTGCTGGAAGAAATCTGCTCCCGGTTGAAAACTGCGGATGAACTGAACGAGGTCACGGTTCAGGACATCAAGGCGCTGCGGTCACACGGCATCGACCTAAAAGAGATTGAGAAAGCGATCCGCAAAACTTCCGGCATCAGTGAAACGAAGTTGAATGAGCTGCTTGACGATGTTGTGGAGCGCAACCAGAAGTATTACACCGAATTGATTGACCTTGCGCACATCACGCAGCCGGAAACGCTGATAAGCGTAGAAGATACTTGGGCAATATACGAGCAGACGAAGCAAACACTGCGCAACATAACGCGCTCAATGGGCTTTTTAGTGGACGCTGGCCGCACAATGCTACCCCCTGCCAAGGCGTACCAATGGGCTTTAGATGCCGCCACGTTGAAAGTAGAAAGCGGGGCTATTTCTTATGGGCAAGCAATCAAAGACGCCGTTAGGGAGCTTGCAAGCGGTGGCCTGCGCGTGGTGGACTATGAGAGCGGACACCGAGATCAGATCGATGTAGCGGCAAGGCGGGCGGTTATGACGGGTATTTCCCAAATATGCGCAAAGTACACGGAGCAGTCGGCGGAATATCTTGAGACACCGTATTTTGAGGTTTCCGCACATTCCGGCGCGCGTGATGTGCCCGGACCGTCACCGTGGTCAAGCCATAAGGAGTGGCAAGGAAAGGTGTATTCCACCCGTAGCGGCGACATCTACCCGAACATCTACGAAGTGTGCGGTCTGGGTGCCGTTGATGGCCTGGAAGGAGCCAACTGCCGCCACCGCCGCAACGTTTGGGTTGAGGGCGTAAGCGAACGCACATATACAGATGGGCAGCTTGAGCATATTGATGATGATCTCGGCTGCAAGTTTGACGGGAAGAAATACACCGCATACGAGGCGACGCAGATGCAACGGCGTGTTGAGCGCCAGATTATCAAGCAGGACAGGCTTGTAACAGCGTATAAGGCAAGTGGGCAAAAGGACGAATATTACGCCGCAAATGCGAAACTTGTAAGACTGATCGCCAAATATAAGTCTTTTAGCGAAGCATCGGGGTTGCCGCTGCAATGGGAAAGGACAAAGGTGCTGCATTGAACTGGGAAGAAGCCAAAAAGGAAATCGATGCAATTTTGAAGCGCGGAAACGATGTGGAAATTCGCCGAAAGGGTGGCGGGTACATCGTTTTAGAGGTCAAGAAAACAATCAAATACAGCACTTCCGCGCAATAGGGCGCGGGAAAGGGCAATAGGAGCCAAGTGACTACATTTTGTAGTTGCTTGGCTCTTTTTTTGTAATACGCAGCGGGGAATGACGCTGTGGAAATAAAAGGAGAGTAAAAATGGCAGACGAAATTATGACTTTTGATGAAATACTGGCTGACCCCATCTATAAGGCGGAGTTTGACAGGCGAATCACAAAGGCACTTTCGACTGTTCAGAGCAAGCTGGACGCGGAAGTGGAGAAGAACAAGCAGTTCGCAGCGAACGGCAGCGCGGAAACGGAAGCGCTCAAAAAGGAAATCGAGGGCTACAAGTCCAAGATCGCCGATTATGACTACGCAGATGTGATCCGTAAGACGCTTGCTGAAAAGGGCGTGAAATTCAGCTCTAAGGCTGCGGAAAAGGCATATTTGGCAGACCTGAAAGCAAAGCGCCTTGAAATCAAGGATGGTGCGCTTGATGGGTTTGACGAATGGCACAAGGCGCAAGTTAGCGCCGATCCGTCCGCGTTCCAAGACGGCGTAAAAATCGACTGGTCTGCCGCTGTTGGAGGCGGCGAAAAGAAAACAGATACCAATGCCGCGATGAACAATCTGATTCGCGGCGCACTCAAGTAAAGAAAGGAAGATACAAAACATGGCAAACATCATTGACAGAAACGCACTTTCCGGCCTTATCCCGGAGCCTGTAACTCGCGAGATCATGCAGGGCGCTATCGCGGAATCCGCCGTCCTGCGCATGGGCCGCCGTCTGGCAAACATGTCCAGCAAGACCCAGACCATTAACGTGCTGGACGCGCTGCCCTCCGCGTATTTCGTGAACGGCGAAGCCACCGACGCTGGCGCTGGTGATGCGTTCAAGCAGACCACGAAGATGGCGTGGGACAAGAAGAAGCTGTACGCCGAGGAAATCGCCGTTATCGTCCCCATCCCCGAGGCGGCGCTGGACGATGCCGATTACGACATTTGGGGCGAAGTCCGTCCCCGCCTGACCGAAGCTTTCGGCAAGGTTATCGACGCGGCTATCCTGTTCGGCACCAACAAGCCCAGCACTTGGCGCAACGGCGTTGTGCCCTCTGCTATCGCTGCCGGTAACGGTGTGCCTATGGGTACCGACGTGTTCAGCGACATCATGGGCGAAGGCGGCCTGATCTCCAAGGTCGAACTGGACGGATTTAACCCGAACGGCGTTATGTCCGCCATTCAGATGCGCGGCAAGCTGCGCGGCCTGAAGGACACCACCGGCCAGCCTATCTTTAAGTCCGACATGCAGGGCGCTACCCGCTACGGTCTGGACGGCATGGATATGTACTTCCCCATGAACGGCGCTTTTGACCCCAATCAGGCGCAGATGATCGTGGGCGACTGGAGTCAGCTGGTGTACGCCATCCGCCAGGATATGACCTTCAAGATCTTCACCGAGGGCGTTATTCAGGATCCCAGCACCAAGGCCATCACCTATAACCTGATGCAGAACGATATGGTGGCGCTGCGTGCCGTCATGCGTCTGGGCTGGGAGATTGCCAACCCCATCAACGCATACAACGCCGACATCGCAAACCCCTTCCCCTTCTCTGTGTACGGAAAGGCGGGCACTGTGTCTACCGTGACCGTTGCTCCCGCTACTGCCACTATGGCAAAGGGCGACAGCAAGGCTTTTACCGCTACCGTAACCGGCGAGGGTATTGTCAGTGGTGATGTGGAGTGGAGTCAGGACGGCACTAAGTCCAGCATCACCGATAACGGCGTGCTGACCGTTGGCGCAGCGGAAACCAAGGCCAGCATCACTGTTACCGCTAAGTCCAAGCAGGACAACAGCAAGACTTCCACCGCTACCGTTACCGTTTCTGGTTAATTTGAAAGGAGCTGGCTCACATGACATACGCTGATTACGACTATTACTCCGGGACCTATTTGGGCACCGTGAGCGAGGAAGATTTTCCGCGTCTGGCTGTACGAGCCAGCTCCTTCCTCGATTACTACACGCAGAATCGGGCAAAAGATAACGCCGATATGGACGCTGTAAAAATGTGCTGCTGTGCACTTGTGGACAAGTATCAGCTGATCGAAGCCGCGCAGCAGCTTGCCGCAACCAAACTGACGAACGCGGCGACCGGCGATGACGTGAAAAGCGAAACGGTAGGCGGGTACTCCCGGACGCTGGCCAGTGGTGGCGAAGCTGCCGCGTCTGCGCTGAGTGCAACAGACGGTGCGAAGAAACTGCTGGCGGCGACCTGTAACGAGTATCTGGCACATACCGGTCTGCTGTATCGGGGAGGGGGGTGCTGTGGTTGTACGCGCCCCACACTATAACGGTCTACAACGCCGTGCAGGAGACTGACCCGGCGACTTTTGAGGAAATCACAAAGCTGTATGTGACCATTCTGCGCGGCGTTATGCTGCAAGCCAGCAAGGCGGTAAACGTGCGTGAAAGCGGACTTGAGAGCGCGGACGCGGTAAACCTGTACATTCCGTTTTCCGCGGAAGCGGTGGACGGAACGACAGGCAAGGCCAAAACTTACGCGCCCCCACAGGCGTTTCTTGCGGCGGCGGACAAGTTTGGGCTGTGGACGCTGTCGGTCAACGGAAACGGCGGCCTGACGTTCTTTGTAAAAGGCGAGTTTGTCACAGACAAAGAGGACGTGGCTATGGCACAGGACGGCTGCTACAACGTGACCAAAGTGGACGAGAAAGATTTTGGCAGCGTGGATATGCAGCATTGGGAAGTCGGAGGGGCATAAGATGTCGCTCAAGTTCTCTGTTGACGTGTCTGGCATGGACGAAGTAAAACGGCAGCTTGCAAGGGCCTGTGGCCGCGCTGAAAGCGTTTTAGCGCAACAGGTGATGAAAGACACCATCCCCTTTGTGCCTGCGCTTACAGGCTCTCTGACGCAGAGAACGCGGGTGGTAGGCAACGAGGTCATTTACCCCGGCCCATACGCCCGGTTCCTGTACTACGGTAAGGTGATGGTAGACCCGGCGACCGGCAGCACATACGCCCCAAAGGGCGGGCACAAGGTGGTCACAGACCGAAATCTTGTATTTAACACAACAATGCATCCGCAGGCACAGGCACATTGGTTTGATGCTTCCAAAGCGCAGAACATGGAAAAGTGGGTGCGGGTGGCAGATAAGGCGGTGAAGAGATTTGGAAAAGATTAAAAAGGCCGTGTCGGCGGCGGAAGAAGATCAGGTATCGCGCAAGCTGCTTGTGTGGCTGAACACATACCCGGAGCTGCCAGTCGACCTTATCCGCTTTGAGTTTCTTCCTGCCGACACTTCCTCTATGGCGATGTCGACCATTCAGGCGGCTTACATCGTGCGGAAGTATATCACCGGCGGTTATGTGGCGGAGTATCAGTTCAAGATAATCTACCGAGTTAAGCCGGGGAACAGCAACGACAAACGGCTCAAGGCTGACGAACTGTTGAACGCTATCGGGGATTGGGCAAATGGTCAAAAGCCCGACATTGGCGATGACAAGCGCGTTATCAGCATGGAGCCAACCACACGATCTTCCCTGTTTGCCATGTATGAAAACGGGGATGAAGATCACCAAATCCTTATGAAACTGAATTACGAGGTGAATGTATAATGGCAGATTTGGAATTCAACACCACGGCGGGCCAGACCATTGACCGCGAACTGCTTATTGCGTACCTGAACACCGGCACCGCATCCGCCCCTGTGTGGAGCGCTATCGGTAAGCGCGTTGAGGACAGCAGCGAGGAGATGGACTGGAGCACCGACACCAAGCAGGACATTCTGGGCCACACCTTTACGACCATGAAGAAGCCCACCATCACGCAGACATTTGATCCCATCCCACTGGATGCCGGTGACGCTGCGGCGGTGAAGATGTGGAACCTGGCCGTCAAAGACCAGGATGCACAGGCGCTGGCAAATCAGGACATGATGATCGGCCACTTCTACGCCACCAGCGGTGAGGCGATGTTTGCGGAGCGCTACGACGCTTGCGCTATTGCCATCACCGGCATCGGCGGCGAGGGCGGCGGCACTCTGAATATCACCAGCGAGATCACCTACGGCGGCACCCGCACTGTGGGCACTGTGAAGAAGGGCAGCGGCGGCGCTATTGAGTTTACTGCGGCCTAAATAACAGAGAGGGCGGGGGACATTCCCCGCCCTCACATGGAGGATAAAAATGGCAGACACTATTATCATCAATTCTGGCGTCGTAAAAAAAGTATTTGAAACAACCGATGGCAAGACGTGTGAGTTTTCTTTTAACCCCACGGACAGCGGGTTTGTGGAAAAGCTTTTTAACGCTTTTGATACGCTGGACAAAAAGCAGGAAACTTACAAAGCGGAAGTAGAAAAGACGGCCAATAAACGCGACATTTTTGATACAGCACGCAAGATGGATGACGAAATGCGCGAGATCATCAATGAAGTATTCCACGTTGACATTTGCAGCGCTTTGTTTGGCGAAATGAACCTATACGCGCTGGCGGACGGTCTGCCTGTGTGGGCTAACCTGATGCTTGCCGTAATGGACGAAGTAGACACTACTTTCTCCCGCGAACAGAAAGCTACCAATCCGCGCATCAGTAAGTACACAAAGAAGTACCACAAATGAGATATGATTTGCCGGTGTCCGTGGAAGTCAACGGAACGGAATATGAAATACGGAGCGATTACCGAGATATTCTGACCATCATAGAAGCCATTTCTGACAAAGATTTTACGGAAGCCGACAAGGCAGAAGCGATGTTGGATATTTTTTACCCAGACTTTGATAACATGCCGGAGCGAGACTATGAGGAAGCTATCCAGAAATGCATTTGGTTTATAAATTGCGGGGAGCCCTACAAAGAAGAAAAGCGAACCGTAAAGCTTATGGATTGGCAGCAGGATTTCCCATTGATTGTAGCTCCTGTAAACAAAGTGCTGGGGGAAGAAGTCCGCGCGATGCGCTATCTTCATTGGTGGACGTGGAACACGGCGTACACGGAAATTGGCGATTGTATGTTTGCACAAGTGGTCAATATACGGCGAAAGAAGTCAAAGGGTGAAAAGCTGGATAAATCAGAGCAGGAGTTTTATAGAAAAAACCGGCATTTGATAGATTTCCAGAAGCAATATACGGAGCAAGACGAGGCGGTCATCAGTAGATGGATATAAAAACCGCCCTCTACAGAGGGCGGTAAAGGTCAAGCCATATTCGCCAGTTTTGCCATCTTTTGCACGACGTCACGATCCCACAGCAAAATGCCGGTTGCTTCAGCAGCGTCTTTTGCCCCTTGCGTAAAGTAACGGTTTGTCATAACAACGCCAACTTGACAGCGGTAAATGGTCTTTCCAGTGTTGACTTCTTGTACCGGCTTGTTACCCAAATCGGAAGTATAGCACTTGCACTGGATGGCATATTTGACCCCATCTTTTTCCGCAAGAACGTCAACGCCCTGGTCGCCGCTGCCGCGTGTTACCTCTACGTTACAAAATCCGATTTTGCGGAGGACATCCGCACACCAGTATTCAAAGCGATGACCGTCCATAAAATCAATGTTGTCCCACAACGATAAATGGGCAGAAGTTTCTTCCGGGTGCTGGTTAATGCCAAGATGCTTTTCTATATCAGAAATAGCTTTATCTGCCACATCGGCGGTGCCGGGAGAAAAACGCGAACGAACAAACCCAATATCATCGCAAAATTCAGTAAGGGCTTTTTCTTGAAATTCGCGGCTGTTTTTATACTTTCCGTCTATTTCAGACAAAGTTTCCTCTTTGATTCGAACTATGGCATCACACAAATGGAGTTGGTATTCGTCGCGTAAAGTTTTAAGCCTATACGTTGGGTCAAAGTTAAAATTGGCTTTAACCAAAGAAACCATTTTGACCAAATCGGCAATTGCTTGGTCGTACCAATGTACAAATAAATTGAGCGAAGGGGCATCTTCGCAAAAAGAAAGAGTAGTGCGCATGTCAGAAACCAACTTGTCCGCGAGTTGCTGTTGTTTTGCGGCAGAAGCGGGCGGTACAAATTCTTTTGTTCGCTCTGCTGTATCAGAGAGGTTAAGAGCGGTTGGTTTCTTTTCAGGCAGCTTTGCTTTTATCTTATCTTTGTTGACAACAAGAATAGCAATAATGACAGGGATAATAAAAACGGCTGCAGTAAATCCGCCACCAAGAATTTTATCCCCCTCTGGCGAAGTAGGAGCAAGAATTACTCCCAAGATAAGAACTACACAGGTAGCGGCAACCCATGTACCGATAAATATTGCTATGCGTTTAATCTTTTCCATAGCTGTCCCTCCTTTACCGCAACCATAACACATTTTATGCGAAATGTCCATTCGCAATTTGAAAGTAGGTGGTGCAAATGGCAAACGCAGACGGCTCCGTTATTATCAGGGCCGACATCGACGATAAACAGGCACAGAAAGAACTTAATGCGTTGACCAAAAAAATCGACGCATTACAGGAAAAGCTTAATAGCAAAAAAAGCAACCGGGATTTTCTTGCAAACAGAGCCGCAGATTTGGCGGACAGTTTGGAAAAAGAACAAGAAAAGCTTGCGCACATGAAAAGCGGGGATGAATTTTTTACAAGCTTTCACATCGAAAGGCAAACTGAGCTTGTTAAAAGTCTTCGCGGAGAATGGAAAGACGTAAACAAAAAATTGGACACGCAAAACGACAGAATTGCGGAAGCTGAGCGTGCAATAGACCGTGAAAAAGAAAAAGCCGGGCAATTGGCAACGCAAATAGCAGCAGCAAAAGAAAAAACTACCGGGTTTTCTGCCGCTGCGGAAGAAGCAGACAAGAGGCTGAAAAAGTTTTCTGATAGAGTAAAAACGCTTGCTCGTCGCGTGCTGGTGTTTTCACTTATCACGCGGGCGCTGCGGTCTTTGAAAGACTACATGTGGGAGGCCATACAAACCAACGATGAAGCTATGGCGGCGGTTGGCAGACTAAAAGGCGCTTTACGCACTCTTGCGCAACCAATACTGAATGTGCTTATCCCCGCGTTTATTGTTCTTGTCAACGTTATTACACAGGTAGTAAATGCTCTGTCCAAACTGGTGGCTATGATTTTTGGGACAACGGCGGATGAAGCGGGCAGAGCTGCTGAAAATCTATATAACCAGCAAAAAGCACTTAGCGGCGTTGGCGGGGCGGCAAAAAAAGCAAGTAAGTCTTTGGCAAGCTTTGATGAAATCAACAAACTTTCCGTGGATACTTCCAGCGGCGGAGGCGGCGCGGGTGCCCCAAACTTTGTGTCTTCCATGAAAGACCAAATCAGCGCGGTCACATCCCTGTTTGTGGGCGCTGGCTTGCTGGCTTTGGGCGCTATACTTACATTCTCCGGAATAAATATACCGCTGGGCATCGCACTTATGGCAATTGGCGCGCTGACTATTTACAGCGCAGTAAGCGAAAACTGGGGCGCAATAAAGGAAGCGCTACAGGGTGAACTTGCCGGTATCGTTGCAATTGTAAGCGTTGCTTTGCTGGCATTAGGCGCGATATTTGTGTTCGGAGGCGTAAATGTTCCTCTTGGCCTTGGCCTTCTTGTACTCGGAGCGGTTGGTCTTGCGGCAACTATAGCCGCAAATTGGGGCGTGATAAAGGAAGCGCTGCAAGGAGAAGTTGGACAAATCGTTGCAGTTGCAAGCACGGCATTGTTGGCACTTGGCGCGATCCTTTTGTTTACTGGCGCGGGGATTGCGCTTGGTCTTGGACTTATTCTTGTGGGAGCAGCAGGACTTGCGGCGGCCATTGTTCCAAATTGGGAAAGTATTGTAGAAGCGCTGCAAGGGCCGCTTGGGGAGGTTATCGGTAAGATCAGCGCAGCACTGCTTGTTCTCGGTGTTGTCCTTTTGTTTACCGGAGCCGGTGTGCCTCTTGGTCTTGGCCTGATTGCAGTTGGCGCTGTTGGCCTTGCTGCGGCAATTGCGCCAAACTGGAATTTCCTGCTTGACAAACTCAAGGGCGTTTGGGAAGACATCAAAGCGTGGTTTAGTAATACCGTGATCGGTGGGCTACTGAAAGCAAAAGAAAAGATTGCGGAATGGGGACACAATGTAATCGGCAAAGTAAAAGATGTGCTGGGTATTCATTCCCCATCGACGGAAACGACGCAGATGGGCGACTACATGATGCAGGGCCTTGCAAACGGTATCAATGAAAATCAGGGGCTTGTGCTGGAGCAATTCCAACTCGTACTTGATAACATTGACGCAGAATTTCTGGCATGGGAAGAAAACTTCATGACAGGGTTTTCTAAATTCAGCGCGGAGTTTAACAAGGCGTGGCTGGCACACTGGAGCCTGACAAACCGAAACTTTGTAATCCAGTGGAATTACATTATTGAGTCGTTCCAGCGCGGCATCAACAACGTCATTGATGGGTTAAATAGGCTTGTTGCCGCAGCAAATAGTTTGTCGGATCTGACAGGTAAGCATTATGGCAGCGTGTCACGCGTAAATGTTGCGAAGCTGCCTATTCCAAAACTTGCTACCGGCGCAGTTATTCCTCCGAACCGGGAGTTTATGGCAGTGCTGGGTGATCAGAAGTCCGGGACGAACATTGAAACGCCACTTGCTACGATGGTGCAGGCGTTCAAACAGGCACTTGCAGAAAGCGGGTATGGAGGAAACAACGAGGCCGTGTTGGTGCTGGATAAAGACGTGCTGGGCAAGGTCGTATACCGGCTGAACAAGGCGGAGGGTACGCGCATCGGCGTAAATCTGTCGGAGGTGCAGGGATGAACTACATCAAACTGAACGGCATTTCCTTTGACGCTGACGTGGCCATTTCAAAGTACAACCGAAACTTTAACGTTCTGGACGGCGAAAACGCAGGGCGCGTAATGACGGGCCGCATGGTGCGTGACATCATCGGGACATACCTTGGTCACAAACTGACGGTTTTTCGGCGCGGCGACAACTACAAGGGACTGGACGATTTCTGGAACTACCTGTACAAACACAGCGTGGATGACTCCGTTATGCTGGAAGCGGCAGACGGCCAGACCACCATTGCTTATGAAGCGTATTACACCAGCGCGTCGCAGGACTTGGAGAAGGGCGATGGGGGCGTGAACTATTGGGGCGAGATCGAGGTGAACTTCGTCCCGATGGACGCGCAACTCCGCCCCTGAGAGGTGGACTATGTCGAAAACGACTATTCTGTACAAGGACATAGCCCCCGGCGCAGCGGATGACGCGACTGTGGTCGCCACCGGCGGCACAGGAGACCTCACCAAAATTCCGCACGGCGCAGCGCCAGGGAAGATTATCACGCTGGAACGGAGCCGCTGGGTGCTGGACGGCACCTTTGATGGCGTGTACGCGGAGGACAAGGTAGGCTTTTGGTCTACGGAGGTTTCCGGGGACAGCGGAGAGTTTACCAACCCGCCAAAAATCACCATGACGTTTACACAGCAGTATTCCAGCATGGGCATCCAGCTTACCTTTGACGAGGACACAGGAGAGTATTGCAGCGAGGTAGAAATCTCGTGGTATCAGGGTGCGGTGCTGCGGCGGGCGCAGTCGTTCCAGCCTAACAACGTGGTGTACTTCTGCGATTGCAGGGTAGAGAGCTTTGACAAGGTGGAGGTCACGCTGAAAAAGACCGTAGTCCCCCATCGGCGGGCGCGTGTTAATGAGATCGTGCTGGGCGTGGTGCGTAAATTCGGGATGAACGAAATACGCAACGCATCCATCGTAAACCAGGCGAACGAAGCCGCCGTAGAGCTGCCGGTGTCCACGCTAAACTGGACGCTTGACAGCCTGAAAGATGTGGATTACCTGTTCCAGCTGAAACAGCCGGTGGAGGTGTGGAACGACAACCGGCATCTGGGGACATACTACATTAACAACTCGTCACGCACGTCCGCAAACGTGTATGTGATAGAGTGCCAGGACGCGCTTGGAGTGCTTGAATACACGCCGTTCAGCGGAGGTGCATACCTTGATGGAGTGAGTGCAAAAACGCTCTTAGAAACGCTTGCAAAGCCCTTTGAGGTGGAGTATGAGAGCGATGTGGAGGACACAACACTAACAGGCGTTATTGTTAAGGGCACCAACCGCAGCGCCATTCAGCAAATCATATTTGCATGGGGCGTCTGTCTGGCAACAGACGGCGGGAACAAGCTTCGGGTATTCAACCAGCCCACAAAGCCTATTCTTATTCCACGCGGGCGGACGTTCGTCGGATCTTCCGTTGCAACCGGCGCGGTGGTCACAAAGGTAAACGTGACGGCGCATAGCTATGTAGAAGCCAGCAACGGCAACGTGACCATCAATGGGGTCAAGTACAAAGACACCCGGACGGTGTACAGTGCCATCAACCCCAACGTGACCGCATCCGACCGGGAGAACGTAAAGGAAGTCACGGCGGCAACTCTTGTATCTGATGAGATTGGACAGGCGGTGGCGGACCGGCTGTACAAGTATTATTCGCTGCGTGACACGAACACGGCGACCGTGGTATACGGTGGCGAGAAGCTGGGCGACTGCGTAAGCATTTACACGCCGTGGGGGTTGCTGACCACAGGCAATCTTCACAAGATGGAGATAAAACTGTCCAACACGGTTGTGTACAACGCGGAAGTCACAGGCGCGTGGATCATCAGCCCGTACTTCTATTACAGCAACGACCTGTTCTCCGGGGAGGTGTAACCGATGGCGGAATATACAGCACAGGTGCCGAAGATAGCGGCGGCTGTACTGCTGCCGAACCCGGCGACCATCAACGGCAAGGTAAAGCTACAGGTAACGGTAATAGAGGAAACCGTCATTGTGTACCCCAGTTACTACTACAGCGGCGATCTATATGCGGGCGAAAGCCCCCGTACGCCGTACCCGCGTGTACCACAACCATATCATTTCTTTTGCGGCGATATTTACGCCGGGGAGGTATAAATGGCAATCAAGACAGTAAAAGCGACGATCAACGGCCAGACATACGACCTGACGCTGAACTCCGCAAGCGGCAAATGGGAAGCGACCATTACCGCGCCGGGGAAAACATCGTACAATCTGGCGGGCGGCTACTACAACGTATCCGTCGAAGCAACAAACGAAGCGGGCACAAAGGGCAGCGCGGACGCATCTACCGTAGACGGCCTGAAGCTGGTGGTAAAGGAGACTGTGGCACCTGTTATCACCATCGTGTCCCCCACGGCTGGCGCGTATGTGGCAAACAGCAAACAACCGGTGGTATTCAACATCACGGATGAAACCGGCGGTTCCGGCGTGGACATCAGCACCTTAGTAGTCAAGCAGGACGGCACGGCTGTAGCGGCGGCGAACATCACGCACACGGCTATTACCAATGGCTACAGCGTGACCTACACGCCGTCTGCGGCACTGAGCGACGGCAGCCACACCGTGACCATCAACTGCAAAGACCACGACGGCAACGCGGCTACAGAGAAGTCCACGACCTACACTGTGGATACTGTTCCTCCGACGCTGAACGTAACATCTCCTGCGGACGGCCTTATTACGGCGGCTTCTTCTGTCACTGTGGCCGGTACTACCAACGATGCAACGTCCTCTCCTGTGGTCATTACCATCTCCCTGAACGGAACGGATCAGGGGACAATCCCTGTGGGCACCGGCGGCACCTTCTCCAAGGTGGTTACGCTGAAAGAGGGCAGCAACACCATCATTGTCAAGGCAAAAGACGCGGCAGGGAAGGAAAGCTCCGTCACCCGGACAGTCACGCTGGACACGTCTGTGCCGAAGATCAAAGCGGCGACCATTACGCCTAACCCGGTCGATACCGGTAAGACGATGGTCATTAGTGTTACCATTGAGTGAGAGGTGATAGCTTGAGCAGAGATATTCGCGTATCGCTCCCCGCCGCCATCGTCTACGTGTCCGGCTCTGTCAACGGCAAGGATTACGTGTGGACGCTGGACGGCGAAGCGTGGAAAGCCACGGTAGACCGTGCTTCGGATGAAAAGTACGCCGTATCTTTGACGGCTATCAACGCGGCGGGCACAAGCGCCAGTTACCAGTTTACCCTTAACTACGGTATGCTGTCCCTTATTACGGACAGAACGCAAGCGGACGTGGATGGCGTAATAGCCGCGCTCAGTCGGATAGAGGCTGGGCGCGGCACCCCGGCGGACGTGCTTCTCCTGAGCGACAACAAGGGTTCGTACAACTACACCGACCTGAACCGCGTGGCGGGCGCCGTGCTGTATGTGGCGGAGGAATTGGAAGCGAATGGTTACAGCGTGACGGTGACGGCAAAGCAAGGGTGGACGGAAACGGACATTCCCACGCAATCGGACATTGACCAGTACCTCGCGGACATTGCAGAAATACGCAGTGCCCTGCCTGTGCCAGCCGATACTCCAAAGGTGCCGACAATGCCGCTGGACTATCGAAAGGCCAACGACATTGAAAGTATCCTCATACTGGTAGACAAGCTTGTGCAGAACATAGCCAAGTCGTGGTTTTACTCGGGAGACTTGTACTCCAACGAAATCAAATAATAAACGTTACTCCCGGCCAATCGGGGCACGGGAAAGGGCAATAGGAGCCGACTATGGGAACGTAGTCGGCTCCATCTTTTTTGGAAAGGAGCAGATATGCAGGACAGAATTTCCCTTTATCCTGGCCGCGTCAAGCTCACGCCTGTTTCCGGGCAGGACAACGTGTACGACATGACCCGGCAGGACAACCCCACCACGGAGGGCACACCGCTGAACAAGTCCACGCTGCTGACGGACGAGGTGGCGGAAACGCTTGGGCTTGACCCGGCAACGGCTACACCCTCTCAGGCCATCAACGCCGTGGCGGGCAAGGCAACGGACAAGAAACTATCGCTGACGCTGGCGGCGGCAAGCTGGACAGGGAGCGCAAGCCCCTACACCCAGGGTGTGACCATCACAGGCGGAACGGCCACCAGTCAGGCGGACATTCAGGCAGACGCAACGGCGATACAGCAGATGCTGGACGACGGCACCAGCGCCCTGTACATCGCCAACAACAACGGAACATTCACCGCCTATGCGGTTGGAGAGAAGCCCACCGCTAACCTGAACATTCAGGTGACGGTGTACGACGTGAAGGAGGTGTCGTGATGAGTACCATTGTGGGCAAGGGTATAGCCGCTGGCAGCGGAGGCGGTGAACTGAATATAGCCTATGGGCTTACTCCCCCCGCAGATACAAGCAAACTGTGGGTACGGATTGCAGATAAGCCAAGCGAAGTGACAGTAAAGGAGGCTACGTCTTTCGGGAAACAGGTAGTTTCTGCTTATGGATTTTCTACAGGTCCTACTACTCGTCAATCCCTTGCATTCTGCAACGGCTATTTTTACATTAAAACATTTAACACTATTTATCAGTATAAAGACGGGGAGTGGGTAGTCGCAGTAAACGGAACCGCTAATAACTTCAACCACTACACTGCTCCGGCGGTAGTCATTGGAAATAAGATATTTTACTTGTTTGGTCACAGTAACGGTTCTTATTCTGTTGCAGCTGCCAGTCCAGGTAGCAGTACTAAGAATATTTTAGTTTTCGATACAGAAACTAATACCTATACAAACGTAGCTGTTTCGGGAATATCTGATAAATGTCAGCTTGGAAATGCTGTCACTATAGGAACAAAAATTTATTTTACTGCTGGGCAAGATAATTCCTATGGTACTTCTGCATATGCCGATTCTTCTAAGATATATGAGATAGACTCGGAAAATCCATCTACTGCAACGTATGTCGGGGATCTTCAGCGTACGGCTGATATGAGGGGTGCCTCTGTCGTAGCAGTAGGGAGCGTCTTGTATGCGAAGCGCGTATATTTCGGAAGTAGTGAAAGCTCAATTCCATATGTCCACTGGATAGAGTACTTTGATACCGAAACAAAAATAAATTCGCGCACTCAAGTAAAAATCACTAAAGGCGGCGTTAGAAACTGTTTTATGCCGGGAATAAACATCGGAGGGGTTATTTACTGGTTCGGTGGCTTAGGTAGGTCCTATTCCCCTAGCAGTTTACCTGACGATGGGGATAGCGTTGACTATGCTCAAAGGTTTAACACTGTAACAGGCGATTTTGATTTTGTTACAGTAGGAAACCATGTAGGAAATTCACATAACTCTACTCTGCTGTCAAGTACAGAACTTGTATTTGCTCGGGTAGGAGTGGCTAATAACCCTGCATACAAGTTTACAGGGGCTTATGAATTGGAGAACGGTAAACTCCTCATTCAGGAGTCGCTGTTTAACAACATCTGGCAAGCTGTTAAGGTCAAGAATGGAACGCTGAGTATCGGTGTAAGCGGGGTGTACCTCGGAGGCACTGATGGCTATGCACAAGCCAAGGATGCATACCTTTATGACCTCACTCAGCAAAAATGGATTTCCCTGGATGGCACACCGTTTGGGGGGGGAGTAACACCTGAGCCCACCCCTACACCAACCCTTGAGGGGACATGGGTGCTGAATGAGCAGTTGTATCCTGTAAATAACTTCAACGAGAAAATAGGTTGCGATGTATTCATCAACAACACAGCTACAAAACATGGAATTACAACAATAGTTAGCACTGAAACAGATTTGAAATTTTATAAGGGAGGAGGTATCGAATATTCGCTGATATACGCATCACAAACATGGAACTTAAATGCCAAAGTGACTTCTATTCAATTCTACGAGGGTGCAACCGCTTCCAACGAATTCATGGCGTGGTTGACAGCAAACGCCACCAAACAATAAAACAAGGAGGAAACAAACATGTACACAGGTTATATCGTAAAGGCAGGAGAGACCTGCAAGGACGAACGGGTAGCAAAGGCTATCAAGAACTTCAAGTACGAGGGCGAAACGGTACTCTGCGTGGGGGAGGAGGGGTACATCACCGAGATAAATACACTGCGAACGGCAAAGAGCATTGTTGGGGAGCAGGCCAGTTCGGAGGCGTATCTGGCGGCGTATCTGGAGAAGCTGAACAACCCGGCGGAAGAGAATGGCGGGGAAACGGAGTAAGGAGGAGCGTGTACGCGGAATAAGGGCGGGGAGAATTACTCCCCCCGCCGAATGTAGGCTTCTTCGGCATCGATCTGTGCCTGTTTGAGTGCGGCAACGGCCTTTTCAAGCTGGGCAATGGCGTCGGTGACGGCGTTGAACAGGGTGAAATACTCGGGCATGGAAACACCTCCTTTCTGCAAGCAGGATAGCACAGGAGGCGTGTCAGAAACGGTCGAAGGGTGTCGAGGGTGCAAAAATAATTTGAGAGGAGAACGCGGCGAATGGAACCGTGGGTACAGGGAGTGCTTTTGCCCATCGTGTTGGCTATGCTGGCAAGTAACGGGCTGTGGGCGCTGATAGGGAAGCGGCGGGAAAAGAACAATGTGGAACGGAAGATGCTGGTGGGTCTGGCGCATGACCGCATCATCCATCTGGGCATGGTGTACGTGACGAGAGGGTACATCACGCAGGACGAGTACGAAAACCTCAATGACTATCTGTACCAGCCGTATGAAAAGATGGGCGGCAACGGCAGCGCAAAACGGGTCATGGAGGAAGTAAGGAAGCTGCCCATCAAGCGAGAGGCGTAAAGCCGGAAAGGAAGTAACTATGGACATCAACACTATCGGAGTGGCGACTGTTGCCGCTATCATCGTGATCTGCTATCTGATCGGCATGATCGTGAAGGCCACGGCGCTGGACAACAAGTGGATCCCCATTATTTGCGGTGTGTGCGGCGGCATCATCGGTGCGCTGGCGCTGGCGTTCCACATGCCGGATTTCCCCGCCGAGGACTATTTTACGGCGGTCGCCGTGGGCATTATGTCCGGCCTGACCGCAACGGGCGTCAATCAGGTGTTTAAGCAGATGAAGTCTACCAACGACGAGGAGGCTATGTAAATGGCCGCGCCGAAGGTATACCTATCCCCGGCTATGCACAGGGCAAACCCCTGCGTGTATCCCCGCCCGGACGGGAAACAGTGTTATGAGGCACTGGAAAACAACGAGTACATCGACATTCTGGAGCCGATCCTGAACCGCTGCGGCATTGCCACCAAGCGCGGGTACCGGCGCACCCCCATGAACAGCGACAACGGTGACACCATCATGAAGCAGAACGTGGCAGAGAGCAACGCATGGGGCGCGGATGTGCATTACGTCAGCCACACCAACGCCAGCGCCAACGGAACGGCGCAGGGGTGCCATCCCATGTACTACACCTATTCCGCCAACGGCAAAAAGCTGGGCGAGATCATGGTAAAGTACCGGAAGGAGATCTACCCGCGCACGGTAAAGCTCGTCCCCCGCGCCGATCTGTACGAGCTGAAAAAGACCAACGCTGTGGCGTTCTACGAGGAGCACGCCTTCCATGACAATCTGGAGGACATCACCTGGTTCCACACGCACATGAAGGAGATCGCCGAGAGCGCGGCCAAGGGGCTGTGTGAGTGGTTCGGTATTCCGTATGTGGAGGAGACGAAGCCTGCGGAGCCGGAGACACCGGAACAGCCGACCGTGACCGAAACGTACACCGTGAAGGTGACGCGGAGCGCGGACGGGAAAAGCGGCACGTGGGAGATCGTGAAGTGAAATAAATCTGCTGGGCGGGAAAGAGCTACGACAAGCCGCCTCTTTCCCCGGCGTAAAGTCCCGCAAGCTCACGGCTAAAACCGTGTTATGGACAGCTACCACAAGCAGATACGGCGCAGATTGCAGAGCATGGCACCAAAGCGGGCTATTGCGTATGTGATGAGTGCCCAGCTACCGCCTGACGAAGCGATGTGCGTTATTGAATGTGACGTGAAACGAAAAAGCTATTGTGAAACGGCGTTACTGCTGAACGTGTCACCGGAAACGGTGAAGCGGTGCCGCAGGAGAGCGTATCAGAAATTTGCAGACGAAGAAAGAAGCCACACCTGAAAAGGTGCGGCTTCTTTGTTTGCGCCCGGTAGGGGGTGAACCGGGCATATAAAAAGGGAAAGATGCCCGCCGGGAGTATTCCGGGGTGGCTGATTTTATTATACATCGTTTCTGCGGTATTGTACAAGTAAATATTCCGCAAATTAACGGCCTTTTTCTGACCTTTAACTGCCCCTTTGCGGGGGCAGTTTTTTGTTACGCTTATTGCAAGAAACGGAGGTGCTTGCATGGTCGAAAAGTTGATGTCGTTGGGATTTACACAGCAGATGGCGGAGGACATCATTTGGGCGTATCAGGATGACCTCCCGGGGCTAAAAGCCTATGTACGGGTGATAGAAATAGTGGCGGCGCATGTATAGCTACTTCAACGAAAACCCACACGGGAAAAATGTGGGAGACTGCACCGTTCGGGCTATTTCAAAAGCCACCGGGAAAGAGTGGGGCGAAACGTACCTTGCTATGGCAATAGAGGGGTATCTGGAAGGTGATATGCCATCCGCAAACGCTGTGTGGGGTGCGTATCTTCGGCGGATAGGCTACAGGCGGTACATGGTGCCGGATACTTGCCCGGATTGCTACACAGTCGGTAGGTTCGCCGATGAACACCCGGAGGGGACGTTTATCCTTGCGCTATCCGGTCACGTCGTGTGTGTGCAGGACGGCGTGATCTATGACAGCTGGAACAGCGAAAATGAAATTGTTTTGTATTACTGGCAAAAAGAAAGTGAGGCGTAACTATGGCATTTAACCCGTATTTCAACCCTTATTACCCGCAGCCAATGCAGGACAACCTTGCCCAGCTTCGGCAGCAGCAGATGCAGACTATGCCGCCGCAGATACCGCAAATTCCACCCATGCAGAACCCGGTGGCGCAGGGCGGCGTACAGTGGGTAGCTGGTAGGCCGGAGGCTGAGAATTGGCTGATTGCGCCTAACTCTGCTATTGCGCTGTGGGACAGCACGGCTCCTGTGGTGTACCTAAAACAGGCCGATGCAAGCGGCAAGCCGACCCTCAAGACGTATGACCTTGTAGAACGCCTTGCAAGTGCTCCTGACGCGCAGAAAGCTCCCGCCCCGGAATATGTGACCCGTAAGGAGTTCGATGCGCTGGCGGCGCTTGTGGGCGAAATAAAGGGCAAGAAAAAGCGCAAGGTGGAGGAGGAAGAGGACGATGAGTAACAATCCGTTTTTCAATGCGTTAGGTGGCGGACAGATGCCTGGGCCGATGAGCGGCTTTCCCCAGCTGTTACAGCAGTTCAAGCAGTTCAAGGCAAGTTTTAAAGGCGACCCAAAAGCGGAAGTAGAGAAAATGCTGCAAAGCGGCAAAATCTCACAAGACCAATTGAACAAGATACAGTCAATGGCGAACCAATTTCAGGGGCTTTTCAAGTAATCAAAATCGTGGCCACGGTTTGATATAAATATTTTTTCAAAAGGAGTGATACTATGTCTCTTTCCTCTGACGGCACCATGCTGACTATGCCTGTGGCTCCTGCCAACACCGGCAACGGTAACGGCTTCGGCTGGGGCGGCGATGGCGCGTGGTGGATCGTGCTGTTCCTCATTTTCGCCGCGTTTGGCGGCTGGGGTAACGGCTTCGGCTTCGGTGGCGGCGGCAACGGCGTGATGGACGGTTATGTTCTGACCTCTGATTTTGCCAATGTCGAGCGCAAGATCGACAGTGTAAATCAGGGACTTTGCGACGGATTTTACCAGCAGGCGCAGCTTGTCAACGGCACCAACATGGCGATGGCAAACGGCTTTGCACAGGCCGAGCTTTCCCGCAGCAACCAGCAGGCGGCGCTCATGCAGCAGCTCACCGGCATGCAGATGCAGAACCAGGAGTGCTGCTGCGAGAACCGGGCGGCTATCGCCCAGGTGCGGTACGACATGGCGACGCAGGCTTGCGATACCCGCAACACCGTGCAGAACACGACGCGGGACATCATTGATGCAATGAACTGCGGCTTCCGTAGCATCGATCAGCGTCTCACTGCGCAGGAGATCGCTGCGAAGGACGCGAAGATTGCTGAACAGAACCAGCGTCTTTTTGCTGCTGACCTCGCGGCCTCTCAGTCTGCTCAGACGCTTGATATGCGCAACTATGTTAGCGCACAGTTCGCGTATTACAATCCGCGCCCCGTTCCTTCGTTCAGCGTCCCTGCTCCATACCAGTACACCGGATGCGGCAATCAGTACAACTGCAATGGCTGCGGATGCTGACAACTGCATAGCATAGCTTTTTCCCCACATGGGGAAAATGGTCAGCCCCGTGCTGATACTGATACCAACGCGGCGGGGCAATAGCTCCGCCGCTTATTTTAACTGAGAAAGGAATGATTTTAATGGCAGAATTTACTTCTGCGGCAATTCAGACCGTTGCTGCTGGGCAGAACGTTCCCCTGACGGAAACTGCGGTCAACAACAAGCCGTGTATCGTGCATCGAGCCGGAGCAGGCATCGTAACTTTGCGCGGGTTGACAAACCAGTGCAAGGCACGTTTTCGCGTGGCTTTTGGCGGCAACATCGCTATCCCTACCGGCGGCACGGTGGGAGCTATTACCGCCGCGCTGGCTATCAACGGTGAACCGCTGACCAGTGCCGTGGCGACCGTTACACCCGCCGCCGTGGAAAACTATTTCAACATTTATGTCAGCGCCATTGTGGAGGTGCCGAAGGGCTGTTGCCTGACTGTGGCTATGGAGAACACCAGCACACAGGCAATCAATTTCGCTAACTCCAACTTGACCGTTGACCGCGTAAGCTGAAAGGAGTAAACTATGAGTATGAAAGCAATGTACGATTTGCGCGATATGCTTTGCAAGGAGCTTGACGAGATCGCCCACAAAGGCGAACTTGGCGCAGGTGATTTGGACATCGCGCATAAGCTGGTAAGCACCATCAAGAACATCGACAAAATTGGTCTGATGGAAGATGAAGGGTACAGCCGTGACGGCGATTATTCCCAGCGGCGTTACTCCCGCGACGGCGACTATTCCCAGCGCAGGTATTCCCGCGACAGCTACGGCGGCGGCAGCTCCTACGCACGGCGTGGCACCCATTATGTGCGCGGCCATTATAGCCGCGACGGCGCAAAAGATGACATGAAGCGCCAGCTGCAAGAGATGCTGGACAATGCGGATGATGATACTATCCGCAACGCCATTCAGCGGTGCATGGATGCCGTGGAGGGCTGAGAGGGGGTAGTTCCCCTTGATCGACGAAAAGGAACTTAAAGCCTGGATAGCCAGACTGGAAACGGAACAGTCAAGCTGGCCGAATTACGAGAAGTTGGCCGCGCTGTACATTATACAAAACCAGCACGAAGGGCAGAGAACCCCTGCACCGGTGGCTATGTATTCCAGCGCACCGGCTCCTGATGTGGTAGACGGTGACAGTGACTTTATGCAAGCGGTA